TCTGCGGCGTCCCATAGGTGTAGGGCACGGCATCAGGCTGGTAGATGTTCGTGACCGGCGGCATGCCCTGACCACCCTGTTGCTGTGGGCGTCCAGACGGGAAGTCCAGCGCATCCAGAGCATCTTTCCAGTTCGGTTTCTTGCCCGGCCCGCCCAGCGCTTCCGGCTGGTAGAGTTGTTCCGGTTTCAGCCCTTCCAGACCGGGACGTGGCGCGAAGTCGAAGGCACCCCAAGTACCGGTCAAGGCTTCGGGGCGGTAGAGGTGGCTCGAGGACAGTCCTTCGAATCCGCGGACGGTGGTGCCAGCAGGGGCGGACAGGGCTTCAGGAGAGTAGAGACCGCCGGCCTTGTCACCGAGTCCCAGTGCATCGGGATTCTTGAAGCCACCGCCGCCGAGGTCGTTGAGGATGTTGTTGAAAGCGCCATCGCTCGCCGCCACACCAGACAGCGAACCAAATGCCTTAATCGGATTCCCTTCACGCGCTCCAGTGCCCATGCTGAACAGCCCGGCCGGTATGGCGAGCGGCGAAGCAGGTCCGCCTGTAAGCAGCGCGGCGATGTTGAGCACATCACCGAAGAGACCTGGTCCGGTCGGTCCTAATCGCTCGGCGTCCTGAGCTTTCGCGAGATCGACCGGCGCGCTCAGCGTGTCACCCAGTCCGGCCGGCATGTCGTAGCCGTAGTATTGCGCGAGCCTGGGATTCGGTGAGTTGACGATCTTGGCCGCGGCATTGATCTGATTCGGTTCGGCGCCGCTTCCCGTACCTCGCGTCCGATCCCCGATATCGGCCTGAACCCGAGCCGCGATCCCCATGTCGTTGATACCACCGCTCTGTGCGAGCGTGACGGCTTCACGGAGATTCGCTGGGATGTTCCCATCGGGGTAGTGCTTCGCGATGTACTGCGCGAGTTCCTGGAGCGCTACGTCATTGGGCTTGACGTCTGCATTGGCGGTCTTGACGTTGGCCTTGACCTTCTGCTTGGCCTGTTCCGCGGTCAGGTTGTTGCCCTTCAAACGTTCGATGGTCTGCAGCATGCTGGCTGCGCCGTCGGTGGGATCGTAGATGTTCATCGTCCCCCCAGAGCTGTCCGTAGGGTCTCGATCTCAGGGATATCACTCGTGGGCTTCGCGAGTTCGGCTTCGATGATTTTCTCGACCACGGCGGCACGGGCTGCGGCACGGGCTTCAGCAATGCCGTCTTGTAGCGCTCTGGCATTCTTCTCCAGGAACCATGCCGCTTCTTCTGATACGCGAGCGTTTTCCTCTGCTGCTGTCAAAGGAACAATTTTGACGGCTCGAGTGATTACGTCCAGGACGTGCTTGTCCATGATTAAGCCCTCACTCCGTAAAGCGTATAGTTCATCGCGGCGATGTTGCCCGACGAAAAAAACACCCGGAACGCGGTCGTCGGGCCGGCTGCCTGGATCTGCCCGCTGCCATGATTCACGTTCAACGCAGGACCGTTCGACTGGTAAGAGACACGGAAAAGAACCTGCGTGATCCCTGTGCCTGCGGGGTTCAGTAGAATGATCTCTCCTGACATTTCTTCGGCTGCTTGATTCCCGCTGTTCCCTGTCAATTCTATAAAGGCAGCTTCGTCATCGCCGAGGGCTCCGGTGGTCCCCGCTTCGGTCGCCCAAATGTAGTTCCACGCATAATCGGCAGCGTCTGCTTCGTAAGTTGATCCTCCGTCATCTGACAATCGGAGCCGAAAAGGCACGTTATCTGTCGCCGGCTTCAATCCATCGAACACGAGTCGAATTTCTCGATAGGCGGCAGTCAACCCAGTGATGTCGAGTGTGGCGGCAGAGGCAACAGTTCCAGACGCCATTTTCTGCATTGCGCCATTGATGATGGCGTGCCAGTTGACTCCGTCACAGCGAAGATCGCAGCCTTCTCCATACCCGAAGGCCAGCGTGGTGGAACCGTTGATGGTCTCGGATCCATCGCCGTCCATCGTGACGACACCGGTACCGATGTTGAGGAAATTCAGCACGAACCCATCGCCTGCCGTCGCCGCTGCTGGTAACGTCAGCGTCCAGGTTCCTGATGTCGCCACAATGGCCTTGCCATCATCCGCTACCGCTACGGTATAGGCCGCCGTCTTGGTCAGGACGCCAGAATCCTTGTCGGCCCAGGAGCCGAAGCCTTCCGCATCGGGATTCAGATTGTCGCCGCCGACTGGCGTGATCAGGACGTCATCCGCGTCATACACCAGCGCTTTGGTGTCGCCATCGAACCAGATCTGACCTGAAGGCGGACGGCCGTACGCATCCAGAATGATCGGGTTCGCGTGCGGTGTCGTGAGATCGGAATCTTGGTAGGCCGTCTTCGGTGTCGTGGTACCGACTTCGTAGGTGTAGATCTTCCCGCCAGCAAGAGGATCGCCGGCATTGTCGTGGAACTGGACACCACCGCCATACCAGAGTGCTTTGCCCATTACTCGAAGTCTCCGCTCTGGAAGTTGAACCGTGCGCGACTCAGCAGAGCTGGATCGACCGTCAGCGTGGGAACACGAGACGACAGGTTGTGCCCCATGACTTGATTCATCGTCTGCTGCGCCATGGCTTTGGTGGTCTGCGAGGCTTCCTTGCCGTAGTCCGGGGCCAATCGAACAGCGAGGTTGCTGACCAGCAGTTCGTCATACTCGGTCGGCAGATCGTCATCCGTGGTCAGTTCTGCGAATCCGGTCAGCGGCTTCAGGCTCCACAGGATCAGCGTGTAGGCTTGATCCAAGGTGCGGTTGAAGTAGAGCCGGCCCAGCGGTTCTGACGGCTCGTAGTGGACGCTGTCCGGACGGCCGGAATCGCTCTTGTCGATCTCGCGTTCCAGCAATTCCAGGCTGATCAGCCTCAGGCTGTATTCCGTGTCGCCGGACTTCAGCTTGGCAATGACGATCTCCATCGGCCTGACCGTGCTCAGCGTGCCACCCGTTCCGATGGTGTAGGTGTCCGCACCGCCCGAGATCGCGAGTTCTTCGCGGGTGCGGTACGGGATCATCAAACCCTTGGCGCCGGACCAATGCCCGATCATGCGGTTCAGCTTGCGGAAGCCGAGTTGCATGTCATCTGCAGACACTGAGAACCCGGCCCGCTTCACCCGCAGTTCGGACAGAGCATCCTCAACGATCGCTTGCGCTTTCACGGACTTCCTCCAGCATCACGGTCGGCAACCGGTAGGTCTTGCCGTGGTGCCTGCAGTCGGGGTTGTCACAGGCGAGCGTCGGTGGATCACCGTATTCCAGAGACAGCGCCCGACTGCACTCACAGGTCAGCTCGGTGATGTACGCCTTCATTCCAGCGCTTCCGCTTCGGCGACGAGATCTTCGAGCTTCTTGCGGCGATCGATGTCGATGCCGTGTTTCGCCTTGACGTAGGCTTCGATGCCTTCCTTCTTCGCTTCGGCTTTCTTGGTCGGCGGCATGTCATCGGTCAACACAGCTTTGCACCAGGCTTCCATGAAGGCATTGAAACCGGTGAACCCACTGGGATCCGGCTGCCCATCGGCTTGTGCGTCCTCGATGACGAGATCGGCCGGGATCCAGTTCGCGGCCTTCGTCGGTGAGTCGAACCAGCCGTCTTCCTCGCGCGGGAGTTCGTTGGTCCAAAACCGCTTCGCCCCATGGTCCTTGTGGTAACGGAAGCACTCCGTCGGTGCGTCTCGAGCCGCCGGAGATGCATCCGGGTCCAACCGTCCGTAGGGCTGCTTGAACCCCGGGAACTTGGCCGGGGTATCCACCCAGCCTTCCGCCTCGTCTGGCAGTTCATCCGTCCAGAACCGACGCCCCTTGGGGGCGAGCGTCGGGTGGTAGCGGAAGCACTGCGTGGTCTGGCCGTCGTAGATCCCCTCGCGGGATTCGATGACTTCCATATCAGTTCACCCGCTTGACGTGGAGCACCAGACCCAAGAGTTCGATGTCGGTCGAGCCCAGCGTGGTCGCCGTCAACAGAGCGAACAAGGTCCGGTCCTGCTGCACACGCACGCGATTGGCGGTGGTCAGCTTGGTTTCGGTGTTGTTGATATCGAGCTTGGTGTCCGCCGTGACGCTGACTTGCGTCATGTCGGTCCCGGACAAGGCCGCAGAAGCCGAAGCGGCTGCCGCCGGCACGAACTCATGCAGGGCCGCATCCAAGGTCACGGCGTTACCAGCGGATTCGATCTGCCCGAGCAGGTGGTAGCCGACGATCAGATCGCCGACCCGCAGCCCGGGCAGCGGCATGATCAAGATGCCAGCGGTCTGCGAAGCTGCCACCGTGGACATCCAGGTACTGGCTGCTGCACGAACCGTCCAGCCCGCGGCACCACCGACCTTGCCGTCCTGATACAGGATCTTCTCGATCCCATCGCCGAAGCGATCATTCCAATGTTCACCCATTTGAGGTCTCCTGAAGTTTCACGCGGCGTCTGCCGCAGCATCAGCGTCCGGACAGTCCCGACGCCACGTGTAAGGCCCGGTATGCGAGACTCGAATCGAGCCATCGACCCACACCGTGCCGCCCGCCTCCTGCACTTTCTGGCAGAAGGCAATGTCTTCGCCCATGAAGCGCTCGCCTATCCAGCGCGCGTCGAACAGGCGTCCTGTCAGCCGCTCGAGCAGCGCTCGGCGGATGCGTAGCAAACCGGTGCCGACGTAGTCCCGCGCGACCAGGGCGGCCGGCGCTTCGCGGTCGCACGCGATGCCGTCACCGCGCTTGGGGCAGACCGCGCCGACCACATCGACGTCATGCGTCAGCAGTCGACACCAGCCTTCGGCGTCGAAGCCGATGTCGTCATCGAGGAAGACGAGATCGGTGTAGTCGCTGGCCAGGAACTCCTGTACGGCGCGCTCGCGGATGACGTGAATGAAGCAGCCGCCCAGTTGCACCTTCCAGCGGTAGCGGATGCCGGTCAGGGTCATGGCGGCGGCGGCATCGGCCATGCCGAGCGCCGTCGGGACCGAAATGGCCGCGTTGTTCGACGGCGTAAAGATCCAGACTTTCACAGCACCAGTCCGAACGGCCGGTGCGCGTCAAAGCGGTGCAGGATGCGGCCGTTCGTCCAGCACCAATTTTCGATGTCCTTGCGGTAGGCGCGGTTATCGATGTCGTCGACCAGCACCGGGCATTGCGGCATCAGGGTTTCGAACAGCCCCAGGCGCCCGAGCTTTCCAGGGGGGCCGTCGCAGACGATGAAGTCATAGCTGCCAGTGACCTCGGCGTACCAAGAGCCACTATTGCGCGGCACCAGATCAACGACACGCACCTCCAGATTGTCGAGACCATTCATGCGCGCAACGTGCTCGACTTTACTCGCCCAAGCGGGCGAGCTTTCGAGCGCGACGACCGGTGCGGTCGTGGCGGCGGCGAGGACCAGCGAGGACAGGCCCGAGCCGCAGTCGAGTACCGACGTCGCCTGTCGCGCCAGTTGCGCGGCGGTGAAGAGCGCTTCCGGGCCGAGCGCCCAGTTGTTGCCCCAGACGTTGAAGAGTTCGAGGTAGGTGCCCGCGTCCGCGGTGTTGGCTTTGATCGCTGCGAGTCCCTGTGGGATCGCGACATCGCGGCGCCACCAATAACCGAGACAGCCGTGCCACAGCTTCTCGCCGACATGGCCGAGCTGCATCATCGGGTCGACGTAGACGGCGTACCCGGCGGCGCGTGCCTTGCGGCAGAATTCGTAGTCGCCGCCGCGCCGGCTGCGGCCGTTCAAGGTGCGCTCGAAAATGATACCGATGTCGAGTCGGCCGGTGTCTTCGCGATCGACGAATTTTTCGGCCGTGGCATGTAATCGCTCTAGCACGCCGCGGCGGATCTTGAGAAAGCCAGTCGGCACGCCTTCGACTTCGACCAGTCCCATAGGATCTGGTGTGCGCGGGCCGGGTAGCGGCTTGACCGGGTACTCGGTATCGCCATCTGATCGTTTCGGATAGACCCCGGCCACGATGTCGACCGGGTAGTCGATGAGCTTGCGCAGATCGTTGTCGAGCCAGCACACATCGGCATCCAGGAAGACGAGTTGTTCGCACCCGCTTTCCAGGAAGTCGCGCACCAGTCGATTGCGCGCATCATCGACATGGCAATTGCCTTCGAGAACGCAGAGCCCGATGTCATCGGCGACGGAGCGAAACAAGGACGCCACGAAGGGGCCGGATAGCCCGCTGTACGCAGCGACCGCGAGAAAGGTGCCCGCCCCATGACGGGGCGGGACGTATTGGATAAAACTCACGAACTCGCCAGCAAGCCGAGTGTTTCGAGCTTGCCGAGCAGCGAGTTGAACTTGCTGCGCAGACTGTCGAGATCCGCCGTCAGTGCGGTAGTGGTCGAGGTCGTGGTGGTGGTATTGGTCGCGTCGGCGATATTCGTCTGCCGTACGACCGGGTCAGCTCCGAAGAAGCCCACCAAGTCGGTCGCGCTTTGACCAATCTTGAGGCCGTCCGGACGCAGGTCCGATACTTGTTTTGCAGTCATGGTTCAGATCTCCTGATGCGTGCCCGGTGCGGGCTTGGGATCGGACCAGCCGTGGTTGTTGCCGAGCAACTTGTCCGCTTGGCGCGGGTCGACGATGCGGCGTTCGCCGGCATCGGGGTGCTCGATGATCAACTGACGGTTGGCTGGGGTGCGCTTGCGAGTGCGAGAGGTATGGATGTAAGCCATACGGTCTCCTTGTATAATTAACCCCTGATTCAAACTCGGGGCGATGAATGAACATTTCTCTCAGTGATTTCGGACTCGAACCCTGGTCTTCCAGCATCGTTCGCGACCGTTATGGTCGGCTCACGGTGCTGGCTGTTGGACGTGTTCCAGGCACGTACCGCTACTTCGCTGTGTGCTCTTGCGACTGCGACGCTCCGTTGAAGCGTTACCGCATCGACAAATTGCAATCAGGACACACGACAAGCTGCGGTTGTGCGCAGCGAGAAGCGACCACGAAGCATGGTCTATGGGACCATCCGCTCTACAGCATTTGGAGTCACGCTATGCAGAGGTGTTATTACGCCTCCGCGTCACGCTTCTCTCGCTATGGCGGTCGCGGCATTCGTGTCTGTGATCGCTGGCACGATGTTTCGGCTTTCGTCGAAGACATGGCGCCTACGTACTGGCCTGGAGCCTCGCTTGATCGCATCGACTGTGACGGTCATTACGAACCAGCCAATTGCCGATGGGTGGAGCTTTCCGCTCAAGCCACCAACAAAACGACAACCATCAGCATCACCCATCAAGGCCGCACGCTGCGGCTGGTCGAATGGGCTGAAATCGTCGGCATCCCTTATGGGACACTATGGGATCGCTTCGTCAAACAAGGGTGGTCGGTATCCAGAACGCTAACCACTCCGCCAATGGACGCCCAATCCAGATGCGCGCTAGCCCGCGCGGCATGGAAACCGCGCAAGCGCGAAAAAGCACTGTAAAATCAATGAGTTACTATCCCCACAATCTCGATCCCAAATCGGGGTATATCGCGCGAACCCCCCATAGGATGTCGAGCCGGATGATGTCCTCGTCGTCGACGATGGAGAAATCCTTCACGACTCGGATCGAGATCCCGTCATGCTGCGTGCGGGCCTTGAACGACGCACCATCCGGCAGTGCCAGCGGGCACATGACGAGGGCGAGGGCGTTCTTGTGGAAGGCCAGGTTCTGCGGGAACGTGGTCGAGTTCGTGCCCAGGAACGTGATCGCGGCATCGTTGATCGGCGCGGCGTCCACGTTCTGGTAGGCGCCACTGGACACGATAGCCGGCGAGATCACGACGTCCGACTCGTTGCTGACCGGGGTTACCGCGGTGACCACAGTGAACTGCATCAAGCGTCCGGTGGACTGCTTGCTGATCGGGTTGACCGAGTAGACATCAGCGATGGTGAAGACGTCCCCGACACGCAGGGAGTTCGCGGTGTCACCACCGAAACCATCCATGTGGATGGTCATCGTGTTGGCCTGCGGGGTTGAATTGGAGTTCAACGTGCCGTTGTCGATGAGGATGGCCGCATCATCGACTCGCGCGCCGCAGGTATGCATGGCGACGTTCTGATCACCGTAGATGTCGAAGTTCGCGATCCGACCCAAGAGACCCTTTCGGATCAGTTCGC